ATTTATTTATTGGTGGTTCACCATGTCAGGGATTTAGTTTTGCAGGTAAGCAATTAAATTTTAATGATCCACGATCCAAATTATTTTTTGAATATGCTAGACTATTAAAAGAAATAAAGCCTAAGTATTTCTTACTTGAAAATGTAAGAATGAAAAAAGAATCCCAGGATATAATAAGTAAATGTTTAGGAATTGAACCTATTGCAATTAACAGCAATATAGTATCCGCTCAAAACAGATACAGATTATACTGGACTAATATTCCTTTTACTATGCCAAAAGATAAAGGACTTATACTTGCTGATATATTAGAACCATTAGAAGATCTTGACCCAAAGTATTTAGCAGGAGATAAACTCTTAAAGAATTACAAAGGAGGAGATCAGTTAAATCCTGATTACAAAAGTCAAGCTAATACTGTACATGATATTACAAAACCTGGCCCTACTTTATGTGCAGGAACTCATGGTTATGCTAATGGATATATTCAAAGTATGGATGTAAGAAAAAAATCTAAAGCAATTAGATCAGGTGGCCGGGGATCTTATGACAGACATGAATGGGACAGTGTAGATAATTTACATTGTAGAAAATTAACTCCGCTTGAGTGTGAAAGATTACAGACTGTTCCTGATAGATATACAGAAGAAGTATCAGATACTCAAAGATACAAAATGTTAGGAAATGGGTGGACTGTTGATGTTATAGCACATATTTTTGGAGGTCTAAAGTAATGGCAGAGTTCAAAGTCACGGTTACGAGCAACCTCAAGCAGATCTATTACGTTGAGGCTGAAGATTGGGAGAAAGCTGAAGAGATTGTTGTTTTAACTGAAGTTGATCCCGATAGTGAAGAGTTTAATAGAGTTAATATGGAAACAGAGGAGACGGAATGAAAAATGTTCCAGATAAATTACACGAAGTAATACGAGAAATGGTATGTCATGAGATAGACATAGTAATGGAAAGTGATTGGTTTAAAGAGATAGTCGAAAAAGAAGTAAAGAAAACTTTAAAGGAAATTGATAAATGAAATTAGTATTTGATATAGAAACTGATGGACTAGACGCATCTAAGATATGGTGTATTGTAGCTAAAGATTTAGATACAGGACAGATACACACATATAATCCTGATCAAATCCAGGAAGGATTAAAGTTGTTGGTGGATTCAGATCTTTTAATTGGACATAACATCTTAGGATTTGATATACCAGTAATTGAAAACTTAACTGGAATATCTTTTAAAGATAAGAAGGTAATAGATACTTTAGTTCTTTCAAGATTAGCAAAGCCTGAAAGAGGAGGCCATAGTTTAAAAGCTTGGGGATTTGCTGTAGGATTTAATAAAGGTTCAATGGAAGAACAAGGGTTTACCCGATACTCAGAAGAAATGATGGAGTATTGTATAAACGATGTAGAATTAAATGCTAAAGTATTCTATAATATTTTAAAAGAACTTGAAGGGTTTGATCCTAAATCTATAGGATTAGAACATGCAATAGCTGTTATCCTTAAAGAGCAAGAGAAGCATGGGTTTCTTTTTGATGAACAGAAAGGAACTATATTGTTGGCTGAACTCAATCAACGTAAGCGTGAAATAGAAGAAACAGTTCAAAAAGTATTCAAACCTAAATTAGTTAAATTAAAAACAGTTATTCCTAAGAGAAAGAAAGATGGTTGTTTATCCAAGCAGGGATTAACAGATGAAGAGTTTCTTAAAATATTAAATAAACCTAAACATGCACAGCTATTGCCATTTGATAGATGCAAGTTGCAAGAGTTTAATTTAGGATCGAGAAAACAAATAGGAGAATACTTACAAGACTTTGGATGGAAGCCTAGAAAGTTTACACCTACAGGTCAACCTATTGTAGATGAATCAACTTTAAATAAAGTTAAGAATATACCAGAGGCTCAGTTAATTTCTAAGTTCTTAATGCTTCAGAAAAGAATAGCTCAAGTAGATTCTTGGTTTAAACATTTAGCAAATGATCAAAGAGTACATGGATTTGTCATACCTAATGGTGCAATCACAGGAAGAATGAGTCATGCTAAACCTAATCTAGCACAAATACCAGCATCATACAGTCCTTATGGAAAGGATTGCAGATCTTGTTGGATAGTTCCAGATGATTATAAACTTGTAGGTATTGATGCATCTGGGTTAGAATTAAGAATGCTAGCACATTACATGAATGATGAGGAATTTAAAAATGAAATACTCAACGGAGATATCCACACAGCAAATCAAAAACTTGCAGGTCTTGAATCTAGAGATCAGGCAAAGACTTTCATCTATGCCCTCATTTACGGAGGTAGCGACCTTAGACTTGGACAAGTGGTTGGGGGAAATAGAAACGATGGTAAAAGATTACGAAAATCTTTTATTGATAATCTCCCATCATTTGGAACTCTTAAAGATAGAGTGGAAAGAGCTACAGCAAAAAAATATCTCAAAGGATTAGATGGGCGCAAGGTATTTATAAGATCAGAACACGCAGCTTTAAATACTTTATTACAAAGTGCAGGTGCTATTGTAATGAAGCAAGCTCTTGTCAATCTAAATAATAAAATAAAAGAAAAAGAATTGGATGCTCACTTTGTAGCTAATGTACATGATGAATGGCAAATAGAATCACATAAAGATTGTGCTGATTTAGTAGGCCAGCTTGGAGTTAATGCTATAAGAAAAGTAGAACAGGATTTTAATTTACGATGTCCATTGGACGGTGAATATAAAATAGGAACTAACTGGTCAGAAACCCACTAAGGAGATACTATGAAACCGAAACATAATCCATCAAGAGTTGGAGATCTAGCAGAACATTATGCAATTACTTGGCTATGGGATAAAGGATATGATGTATTTCCTAATGCAGGATGTACAGGCCCAATAGATTTAGTAGCTATAAAACCAAATGGAGAAACAATTTTAATTGATGTTAAATCTTATAAAGATGGTAGGCTATCTTCTAAGACAATGGCTCAAAAGAAATTAGGAGTACAATATTTACACTACAATTCTGATACAAGACAATGTAGATTTGTAAATCATAGAAAATGAAAAAATTAACTAACTTAGTAAACGATATTTATTCTGTGTTATCTCCTTTAACAAAGGGAGAAGCTTTAGATATATCAGAAAAAGACATAGATGATTTTGGAGAAGCTATCAAAGATGTTGTACGTCATTGGTCAACTCCGAAATCAAGAGATAGTAATACATTAAGAATGTCTAATATTGGAAAACCTGGTAGACAATTGTGGTATGATCTTAAATATAAAAAAGAAGAAAGTTCTTTTGAAGATTTACATTTACCTATTAAGTTTTTATATGGACATTTACTTGAAGAAGTTTTATTATTTCTTGTTAAGATGTCTGGTCATAAGGTTGAGGATGAACAAAAGGAAGTGGAAGTTGGTGGAGTCAAAGGACATATTGATTGTAAGATTGATGGAGAAGTTATTGATATTAAAACTGCATCAGGTTTTGCATTTAATAAGTTTAAGAATGGCACATTAAGAGAAGATGATCCTTTTGGATATATGGCTCAGTTAGCTGGCTATGAAGAAGCTGAAGGTACTACTAATGGTGGGTTCCTTGTCATTAATAAAGAATCAGGAGAGCTTACACTTTATCAGCCAGAAGAATTAGATAAGCCTGTAGCATCTAGTGTTATTAATACTATTAAAGAATCATTAAATAGTAATGAACCTCCAGGATATTGCTATGATCCTGTACCTGAAGGTAAATCAGGTAATATGAAACTACCTAAGAATTGTGTATATTGCAATCATAAGTTTAGATGTTATCCAGATCTTAGAGTGTTTAAATATTCTAAAGGTCTTGTTTACTTTACAGAAGTAGTTAATGAACCTAAAGTAGAAGAGGTATTAGATGTATCCTAAAAGTAAAAAACAAAAACTAAATCATAAAGTTTATACATTACTTATGGAATGGTTGGCCTCTTTATTGCCGGAGAATTCTAATTTAACAGAGGAACAAGTTATTGATATGTTACCCAAAGAAAAATATTTTAGTTCAATGGGTCAAAGATATCTTAATGCATATACTCATAAATGGGTTAGGCAAAGACTTAAAAAGGAAATGAGAAAAAAGTCATTAGATGAAATAACTATGTTTGATTTAGAAAATGCGTAGAGTACCACGTAAGAAAAGACCTGTTGAAAAAGATGTACCAAAAGGTTATGATTCTAAGTGGGAAGCTGTACTTCACAATACAATATTACAAGGATGGAATCTTCATACAAACAAAATAGAGTATGTTGTTGAGCATACTTATACTCCAGATTTTATTAAAGTAATTGGTGGTAAAACTATTTTAATAGAAGCTAAAGGAAGATTTTGGGATCATGCAGAATATAATAAATATGTTTGGATTAAGAAATCTTTACCAGAAAATACAGAACTTGTATTTATATTTGCCTCGCCTTATGCAGCAATGCCAGCAGCAAAGAAGCGTAAGGATGGCACAAAGTTTTCTCATGCTCAATGGGCTGAGAAAAATAAGTTTAGATGGTTTTCAGTAGAATCATTTAAAGAAACATTTACAAACTAAAGGAAATCAAATGATACTTGGAGAAGCAATAGATTTACGTTATTTTAATCCAGGAAGAATTATATTTAGAATACCTAAAGGTAAATCACCTATTGTACCTTATTC